AAGAACAGTAAGGGAGCAAGCATTCCAAGTGCATACAGTAATGCTATCGCAGGCAGAATGGCTCCTGCGGTTCCCACAAACATCTGCATTCCAAGTCCAAGAGAAATGAGTGCTGCACCAAACAGGAAGAATCCAATAGATGCAAAGGTAAGCAGAATGCCTGCGATAAAGAGCAAGGGAGATAGTATCCCAAGCATAAGCAGCAGGGCAAATACAGTTGCTATCTGATCTAACCCAACACCCGCAAACATCTGCAATCCAAGCCCAAGAGCAACGAGTGCTGCACCGAAGAATGCAAAGCCAAAGGATGCAAAGAAAAGTGCATCACCAGCCCAAAACAGTAGCGGAGCCATTAGTCCAAGCGCAAGTAACAAAACGAGTACAGTTGCTACCTGACCCAATCCAATACCCGCAAACATCATCATTCCCACTCCAAGAGAAAGCAACGCTGCACCGAACAGGAAGAATCCTGGCGCAGCAAGCAGAAGTCCAAGTCCTGCGAGAGCCAACAGGGGCGAAATCAACGCCAATCCTGTAAGCAAGAGCAGCAATACAGCAACCCCCGTGAAACCAACACCCGCAAACAGTTGCATGGCTAAACCAAGCACAAGCATGGATGCTGCAAACACAAACAGAGCAATGCTCATCACAAGCAGAACATCAGCGAGTATGAACATGAGCGGCAACACAGGTGCTAGAAGCGGTGCCATGAATGCAAGAGCAACTGCAAAGGCTACAAACACACCGATACCAAGCAAAGCGCCCATCCAGTTGGTCTGTCCAAACAGATACATGGCGCCTGCAAATGCAAGCAAACCAACTGCAATGACTGCAAGAGCAATGGCACCCGCAAGCACTTGAGGGTTTGCTAGTTTCTTCAGGCCTTCAGCAAGTGCTTCAAACATTGCCTTCAGACCATCTGCAAGACCTTTCAAAGCAGTAGTCAAGCCTCCCTTGAATGCTGCGAGGCCTTTCTTGATGTTGTCAAACAGTTTACCACCGAACAGTTTCTGCAAGAAACCTGTTTTGGCATCAGGTTTTTCTGTTTGCTTTGCTGCATCTTCGGTGACCTTTTGCTCAGTTTGCGCTGCTTCTTCTCGGGGGCCCAAGACTCGATTTCCCAAATCAGTTGCGAACTCTGTTGCTTTTTCTTTGGCTGCGGAAGTAAACTGAGTGATGTTTTCTTTGATCTTGTTACCAAATTTGAGTGCGCGATCTTTGAGATCACCAAACATCTGTCCAAGACTGCTACCCGTCATGTTCACGGTGACTGCAACACCACCTGCACCAGCCACGGCGGTAGCGGCGGCAGGACCTGCCGCAGTTGCCTCAGGTGCCGCAGTTTGCAAGGCTTCACCAAGTGGTGGTGTTGGTACTGCGGTGGCCGCCGCAGTTGCCGCACCCTGCGGTTGCTGTAAAGAAGCAGTATTCAACGCAATCTTTGCTAGATTGTTGCTTGACAACTCTAAATGTCGCGTCATTATGTTTGCTTGTGATAGCAAGTTTGATAGCACGCTCGTGGTTTCAGGACTTGCAAGCGTTGTAATTGCTTGTGGTTGTTCACCTATTTCAGTAGAGATCTGCGGAAACATTGTTGCATCGGTTGCACTACCTTTTTGCAATTTTCCTTCCGCATCAAACGCTAGACGGCCTTTGGCTATTTCACTCGTCAGGTCAGCATTGATTCCCATACCACTGTTCACTTGCAGATTGCGGAACACCTGTTCTTGACTCAACTCGGGATTCTCTGCTAAAGCCTTCTGAATGTCTTCATACAGTTGCTTGACCTTTTCGTTTCCTTGTGCGCTTTCCTCAAGTAAGTCCGAAATGGCTCTATTTCTGGCCTCTACGAATGCAGCGTCCACATCTGCGTCGCTTATGCCAGCCGTAGCAGCACTCGATCTGACTGTTCGCTGAAACTCCTCTTCAGAGGTCTGTCTTTTAGCCAACTCGGCTTGCATATTTGCTTCTGCTTCAGCAATTCGTTGTTTATCTTCGCTGATTTTAGCATTGATCAGTTCTTCTTTGGCAGCACTAACCCGTTTCTCTTGCTCTCCTTTGGCCTCTGCTGCTGTTTGAATCTTTTGTTGCTCTGCTTGTATCTGTTGTACCTTTGCCGTATCTCCGCTGAACTTGGCAAGTTCCAGTTCTGTTTTCATTCGATCTTGAACTAGGTTAGCAGCCTCTGCATCCTGAGCAATACGGATGTTCTGTGCAGCGTTGGATGCTTCTACTTCAGCCTCATAGCCTTCTCTGTTTCTTCTTGCTTCGGTTTCTGCTTGTTTCGCTCGCTCGTCTGCTGCGGTGCGGATCTCCGCCAGTCTATCTGTGGCAAATCTCTTCAGCATTCTACCAAAGAAGTTGTTGTCCAACTTGTCCACGAACGGCATCAGATAGTTTGAGCGAATATCTTCCATCGTTTCGCCAAAGAATCCAACTGAGTTTTTGGACTGCTCTTTCAGCAACTTGCGAGATGCTTTGATGTTGTCAAGAATGATACGCTTCTGCGTTTCATCTTGCAATCGTGCGGCATACTCTTCTCTGATCTCAAGAGTTTTCAAGGCTCTGCCGAAAGCGTTGTCTGTACCATCGCGCAATGCTTCCGCAGCAACATCAAATGTTTCTTTGATTTGATTCTTGGTTGATTCGTCTAGTTTGCCTTTGCCTGCTGCTCGGAATTGAGCAGCGGCATCTCGCACTGCTTGTTTCTTCAACACATCGGTAACAGTATCTGCGATTTGTCTCAGAGGTTCAGCGCGTTCCAAACCAATACGGAATGTCTTGACACTACTGCTTGCATCGCTTATCGCTTTGTTCATAGTCTCAGTTGACTGCATGGCGCGCAGAAAACTGTCGGCTAGCGGTAAGACATCTATTGATTGGTTTGGATTAGGAGGCATTTACTTACCTTGTTCGTCTTGTGGGTCTAGAAACTCTGCCTGCTGCTTTAGCCTTGGCAGACTGAGCCTTCATCTGATCATTCTCCTTCTTGATGCGCTCATTCTCTTTTTTCACCCACTCAACCAACAGGTGTACATAGATCGCCCTCTCCCACGGCATCATTTCTTCCAACTCAGTCAGCGAATACTTGTGATGCTGCATGAGTTGAAAGTTGGTGTGCATCATGTTTACGATGCTGTCGTGGCAGAGGAGGATCGGAAAAAATCTTGGAGTCCCTTTAGAACAACAAACTGCTTTTGTTCCGTGCAGGGATTGAAGATTTCTACTTCATGCTCTAATTTCGGCATAGTCTCAAAGAACTCGGTGATTTTCACGAACTTCTCCTGAGTCAAAGATTCCAAGAACGAGTCGATCTCTTTCGCTCCAACATCTTCGGCAGCGTGCATCACTTCGTTCTCAAAGATGTACTCCACACATTCCTTGACCACTTCAAATGCAACCATGGGATCTTTGCTGATATCGCCACTTTTCACTCCTTTTCCAGACATACGGGTTGCAAGATCAAGTTTTGGATAGCGCATGATGACTCCCACTTTGCGCTTTTTGTCTTCAAATATGGTGATTGTGTTGCTATGATTCTCGGTGATCTTGGGTTTAATTTCATCAAGGTTCAGCGGCAACTTGACTTCTGCACCACACTCCAGTTTCACCACAGGCTCTACTGTGTTACCAACTGACTTGGATCGCAGTTGCAAGAATAGCCATTCTATATCGAAAAGGGGCAGTTCGTCCACATCAAATCCTGGCGTTTGAACGCAGTTGCTGATGATGGTTCTGAGGGCACTGATGGTTTCCTTGTCCTTTTTGGACTCCAATGCCATGAGTAGAATCTTCTCTTCCTTCACCAAGAACGGTCTGAACTTGATTGTTTTGCCTGTAGAGATAAGGGTGGTTTCGTATGTCGGGGTTCCAATGATCGGTAATGCCATGCTATTCTCCTATAAGGTATCATCATATCACGCATTACAATAATGCGGCTCTTCTTATGTATGCTTTATATCAATGATCCTAGATCTGGAAGCGAAAAACCATTCCCACCACCAGGCTGTATACGCATCCGTTCAATACTATCGTTCACCTCTTCTATTGGAGTAACTCCAGATGCCAGAAAGTTTTTGAAGGCAAACTTCACTTTTGTCATAACGAAAGCATCTTCTCCATCCTGTGCAGAATTAGATAACTCAATGGATTCGATCTGAGTTGGGTATATTTCGTAGAACTTCCAAGCATACCGTAGTATTCCTTTCTTATCGTACTGTTGCAATCCAAGATCGCACACATAATTCATATAGTAGTTGGGATTACCACTTTTAGGATCAACAACTTGATTCATCCATCCATTAAATAAATCACGCTCATAACCATCTTGCCCCATCAAAAACTCCATACCGAGTTCATCCCCAAACTCCTCTCTTGCTGCAATGGTTCGCTTGGGACCGTATGTTTGCAGATCGTTTCCAGATAATGATCTACCAGGCACACTTACCTTGCGAATACTCAGGTTCAAGCGTTCATTGAGTACGCCAGGTCTACCAATGAAAAGTCCCCATCGGGTAGCATCCAATGGTTTGATCTTTGATATTGCTGCAACGAATTTGTCTATACGCATGGTGTCTCCTTACATCAGTCCCTTGATTTGATTTTCAATTTCAACATTCACCGCGTTCTGTGTTCTGATGGTTCCTTTATACCGAGCAACAGGTAGTAAACACGCCGTGATCCATCCTTTCATTGGTATCTCACCCACAGAAGAACGAATGCGTCTAAGTTTGTAAGTACGCACAGCAACCCGCATGAAGTTCAGAGTGGTGCCATTAATATAATCGTAGTCTAGTTTGCATATGTCCTTTTCGGATGGCGGAAATCGGGGATCAGTTTTGTATAGCATCTGTGCTATAGCAAGTAGTCGATATCTTATTGGCAAGTAGTGAAAATTGAACCCCACAACATGATCGCTCTTTATTGTAAAAGGCAACACCATTGGAAAACGATCATAATACTCTTCCACTTTGCTTGCTCGATATTCAAACATATACAATCGTCCAGCCCCCATATCTTCAGGAGAAATCTTTCTAGTTCCTTCCATTGCTTTCACAAATGGCACTATCGATTTACTGGTGCTTCCATACAATGTTTTGACTTCTTTATGAAACCATATCATGGCTGCTTCGATGCTCTTGTCCTGCTTCAAAGCATCGTTATACTTTTGGTATAGGCTTTCATAGATGTCTTGCTTTTTTGCCATTATCGTTTCAGATCCTTATCGGTGATGATTTTGAACACCCAACCTCGCTCTTTGCAGTATTGGTTTGCTGCTGCCCACTTGGCAGAGTTGATACCCCAATCCTTCACGCTTCGCACATAGTCCCGATAATCTCGCTTGCGGCGATCCACCTTGCCCTCAAACACCCGTACCTTTGGTATTTTGCATTGTCGATGTGGTTTTATCTCCACCATGATAGTTTGCTCGCTACCCTTACCATTGTCTGTGCCTATAACGAAATCAACAAAGTATCTATGCCATTTGCCATCTATCGGGGATACATAAGGAATATACAGTTCTTCGGACGCCCACCACCGAACCGTTGCGTTAGTGTCACAATAAACCATGAATCGGCGCTCTAACAGACTGCGATAAATGATGTTCGTGGAATCTCCACGATACTTGGAAGTATTGGTCGGTGTGTATCTTCCTTTATATGCCATACATACCTATGTAGGGTAGGAGATCAAATGCCAAACAGCAACAATCGCGGAAGACTACTGAATGATGGTCTAAACACCGGCATCTTTGCCAAACTGGAACGGGTGGAAACTCCTTCAGGATCCATCGCAACCATGCAGTATCCGTTGGAAGTTGGCTCAGAAGTCATGCAGAATTTCATCTTGCTTACTGCATACTCTGATAAACCCTCAAAGTTCGATACCACAGTGAAAGCATCGAGCAAAAAGGGAAATCTGTTTGGTGTCATTTCTGCCGGTCTTGGAGGAACTCCAGGCTCAATAGTAAATGCTGCGGGAGATCTATTTGACTTAGCAGGGTTCAACGCACGAAAGTCGAAAAGTAATGAATCCTTTGTTGCATCCACTCGCCTTGCAGGTAATGTTGCAAGAGATCCACAAGAAAGCATTGCTCTCTATATTCCAGGCGGAATTGAAATCAGTATGAGTGCTGAGTATGAAGTGGTAGAATCAGAGAGAAGAGGTTGGGGAGGAATGTTCAGCGGTATGCTTAAGGGAGCGATGAATGCTGTTGGAGACTTCTTCACGCCGGGTGGAGAGCAAAGCAGACTATTGAAGCAAGGCAAAGCCAAAAACCCAAACAAAGAAGTGTCATTCAAAGAAGTCAAAGAACGCTCGTTCACCTTTGAATACATCTTTGTTCCCAAAAGCGCACAAGAAACAGAGATGGTATATCAGATCATCAGAACTTGCCGATGGCACTCACATCCTGAACTGGATGGTGCTACTAGTTTCAAGGTTCCGTCCGAATGGGAGTTGCAGTTCTTTATCAATGGTAGAGAGAATCCGTACATTCCAAGACTACGCAGACTAGTCTGCACCAAATTCGATGTTACCTATGGAGATGAGAACGGGTTTGTATCATTTGAAGACGGAGCGCCAGTTTACATCACTGTGTCTATGGGCTTTCAAGAAGTCGAACCCTTGCACCGAGAGCATATCGAGAAGGGCTTCTAATGGGATACTTCAACAAGTTTCCAAACCTCTACTACGATGTAAAAAAGAACAAGAACTATCAAGTTGTTGTTGATATACTTCGCCGAGTACGCATCAATTCCAAGGCAGTTGAAGGTTCTCTGTACGGTGAGTACACGGTAAAAGACACAGATCGGCCAGATATCATTGCTCACAAACTATACGGAGACTCTGAACTGCATTGGATCATCTTGCTTTTCAATGAGATACACAACCCGTACTATGAGTGGCCTATGCCTTACCATGAGTTCATGCGCTATTGTGAACACAAATACCCAGGCGAGGCTTTCTTGCTTGAAATGCATCCTGTTCGGCAAAGTCCACTGGCCTCTGTACGCGGGCGTAAAGACCACATGATCATAGAAGGATACCATATGTTTGGTATCACAGGTTCTGAAATCACAGGGTTTGAAATCGATACCAACAAGCGAGGCTATGTTGTTTGCTGGGACAGAACCATGAACAAAGCCATTGTTGTAGATAAGGTTGGAGTATTTGACGACAATGATCTAGTAGCATTTGCACTCACAGGTTCAGAAGAAGCAACAGCAAGCGGTATCATTCGCCGCATTCAACTGAACACAGAAGCAGTACACCACTTTGAAGATGACTTGGGAAATCCAATTGCTCCTCTTGGTTCTTATGATAATCTGATACAAGAAGGCAAAGCAGTGCAAAAAACTTCTAAACTAGATGAATACGGACGAACTGCTATCCTTCCGTTCTATGAAACAATGCTTGGTGCATATCTGACAGGAACAGACGCAGAGACAATTAAAGCAGTAACCAACATGGAGTATGAAACAAAAAATAATGAGGCCCGGCGTAACATACGATTGCCTGCGCCAGAGATCGTAGGTGAAATTGCAAATCGGTTTGAAGAGATATTGAATGAAGAGTTCTAAGCATGAGTAATACACTACACCACTTTGAGATCACCAATCTAAAACTTATTTCATACGCAAGTGGGGCTGAGCAAGACATCACTAAGTTGTGGGATGAGATTGAAATTTTTGAAGATATGTACACCAACTGTGTTAGTGGGCAAGTTACCATATTAGATTCGCTGAATCTGATTTACCACTTCAGTCTATGCGGAAGAGAAAAACTGGAGATCAGTTTCAGAACTCCGTTCTTTGACACTCTGTACGGTGGAACTGCAATCACTAGAACTTTCAGAGTATACAAGATCAGCGAGCGTGAACCGCAAGCAAATGACAAGGCTCTGAGATACACTCTTCACTTTGTATCAGAAGAGTTTGTAAAAAGTCAACAGACCAAGGTTAGCAAAGCATATGAGGGTAGAGTAGATGAGATCATCAAGAATATCTACACAGACTATCTGAAGATGAACTACACAGGCAACAGCAAAAAGAGTATTGATCTCAGCAAGACCCTATTTCGTCACAAGTTCATTATTCCATATTGGAGTCCGTTGTATGCCATAAATTGGTTGGCCGCCCGTGCTGTGGATGCCGAGAACAAAGAGAACTGCAACTTCATTTTCTATGAAGACCTTGAAGGATTCAAAATGAAATCTTTTGCTGAACTAGGAAAGCAAACACCAATCGGTGAGTATGAGTATTTCCCACAGGTCAGAGAAGACAACAAACAGGGAGTTCCTGCATCGCGGGATCTGTTTAAAGAGTATAGAACTGTCAGAGAGTTCTTGATGATGGAATACCATAACACCATGAAGAACATCGAGAATGGATTCTATGCTTCTCGGTTTCTATTCCACGATATTGTGAGAAAACAATGGGGATGCGTAGACTATGCGTACAATGAAGAATTCTTTAATGCAGACCATATCGAAAAGTATCCGTTAGTCGCACCAAATAATGACAACTTGAGTCCACATCCACTAAGTAATTTCAAATACTACCCGAAGCACAGGTGGTTGTACGGCAATGAGAATAAGTACGCAGACAATGACAAGTATCAGGAGTGGGTACTGAAACGCAATGCACAAATGCAGCAGATCGAAGGCGCTAGACTACAATTTACCTTGGCAGGCAACTCCAAGATCAGAATTGGACAAGTCATTAAACTCACAGTACCTTCCTTTGAAGAGAAACTAAATCCGTTTATAGATTGGTTGGATAAGTACATGAGCGGCAAATACATTATCACCGCGATTAGACATCATCTCACATTGGGTAGAGGATACCGAATGCGACTAGAACTGTCACGAGACTCTCTACCCACCCCAATCCCAGATAGTAAGTCTTGGTACAATGATATATGGCCTGAGCAAGGTGATTTCTTCTCATCAAGTGTAAAGGTATAAAAAATTCAAGTCTTGAAGGCCAAATGATGCCCATACTTACAGATGTAGTATGCGTCTGCAAGATCGGCTACTGGACTCTTGATCTGATCTGAAGCAACTCCAAGAATCCCCTGCAAATCCAAACGGCTTTCTGCTTTGAAAGCGGCGTACATATCTTCTTTGTTTGCATTACCTCGACCTGTTGCAAACTTCTTTACCTGTGTGGGAGGAACAGTCTTGTATTCGATCTTGCTTTCCCACAAGCGATACTTGAAGATGCCTGTGTTCTCTCCGATATGAAACACCTTGCCTTTGGCAGCAAATGCATAGTCTTCGATACACACAAAGTCACAGTCTTTAACGAGATCTAATGCCCACGCAGAGATGGCGCCATAGCGTTGACACTCATGCTTGTGTTCTTGCATGAGAGTTCCGTGTATGGTGTTGGGGAAACTTTGCTCGTACTTCTTGGTGGTTGACATGAAGTGCATGGAACATTGCGAGATGCAGAACTTCTTGTCGCCTTCAAAGACGCACACGGCAGGGCAGCGCAAACTGTAATCCACGCCCGCTATTCTCATACCCTATCTATGCAAAAACAGCAGGGTTGACAGCGATTTCGCGGACCTGGGAAAAGAAAGAGCGCGGTGTTATCCGCGCTCTTCCACGAAGAAATCTGTATTTTGCTTCAGTCTTCTGAAGCAAGACGCTCGAAATAACTCATGGCATCATCAGATTCATCTTCGTCATCCGACTCCTCCACCTTTTTGGGTGCTGGCGCTGGCTTCTTGGCAGGAGCAGGTGCAGCAGGCTTTGCTGCGCCACTCGGCTTGAAGGTAGCGCGAGGAGTCTCACCCTCTTCGTCCAAGTCTACATCTTCGGCTGAAGACTTACGCGGAACTCCTGCGTCAGACAACCCCATCACCACATCGTAACGGGTCTTCAGTTCCTCGAAAGACTTGTGAGTATCGGGAGAAGTGAACTCCTTCAAAGAGTACTGCTTCTTCCATAACGCCTCCAACTTGGCGTCATCTCCATCGAAGAGTTCAGATGGGGCATCAAACTCGCTCTTGTCGTAGTTGATATACCCTGCAACCTTGCGAATCTTCAGTTTGAAGTCGGCACCCTTCCAAAAGTCAAAGGGATTGATTGCCTTCTCATCATCGAACTCAGGCTGCATTGCTTGCACAATCTTGTCGTGAATCTTCTTACCGTACTTGAAGAGGAACACCTTACCCTCGTTCTGAGGTGCGGCTGGATCACTCACCACAAGAATGTTAGAGACATAGTGCAATCGGCGCTTGCGCTGACGAGCAATATCCTTGTCACCCTCATCTCCGCTGTTCCAAAGACGAGAGTTGGCTTCACACACAGGACACTTCTTACCAACCGTGGTTGGGCAGTTCTCAATGAACCATCCACCAGGCCCTTGAAATCCGTGAGTAAAGCACCGTGCCCATGGAATGTCTTCTCCCTCAACTGGAGGCAAGAATCGGATAACGGCATAACCGTTGCTTGACTTGTCCAGTTCAGGACGCCAGAAGCGATCATCCTTGTAAGAGTCGCTCCCCTTCTTTGCGAGTTTATTGAGTTCGCTACTCAGTTTGTCGAATCCACCACCCGATGACTTTTTTAGATCTTTGAATCCCATTGTTTCGTTTCCTTTCTGTTTTGTGTAACGATATGTCAAGTATACATTATCTATCAGCGAAGTCAAGCCTTGACATCATGCTTGCTGACTTTTTCTTTCAATAGTTTCTTGAACTTATCTGGCTTGGCACATACAGATACAAATGGCTTGTATCGCATCACCTTTTTATAGAAGGTGTCCCAAGTGAAATCGCCCGTGTGTGTCTTGTCTGCTTTTCGCATGAAGCCTAGAATACAGTCTAGCAGCACAAGAGTTTCAATATGAATATCACCGCTCATATACATTTGAACCACCAAAGGAAACTTGATGTGTTTCAAAGTACCACCTACACTCACAGTGGTGGGCGAGAATAGAGCATCGAAAGAGATGCCATTTATTTCAATGTGGTTCAACATGAACTCACAATCTTGCCCAAAGATGTAAGTGATACTCTCTTGCGTTTTCTTCCAATCCGTATACACCTGATCACATTGAGAATCAAAGGCATCTCCAATCCACAACTGATCATTCATCAAGAAGTTTGACACAAAGAACTCCAATAGTTCGCTTTCACTGTATCGCTTAGCCAACTTCTCGAAGAAGTAACGATCTTGCCTGCGTTCAAATGTCTGAGTGCTTGCCCGAGTCTTGCCACCATACTTGAAGTAGTCGTAACTATCGTGCGTGAAGTGACTCTTCACCGCCAGATAAACTTTGTACGCCGCAAATCCTGTGGTTTTCATACAGGCAACTTTGGTGTAATGGGAAGCAAATTAATGCTTTCTCCTTCTGCCCTGATTTTCTCAATGATTGGTTTAGGCAAATACTTGGCTGCTTGCTCGGGATCGATTTTCATCTCTTCGCACACACCAAGAACACTTTCTATGTAGCCGTTCTTATGCTTGTCCATGTGCTTCTTTAATTGTTCAAGAAACTGCTTCTGCGTGACTAACACTAGATGGTTCTCCTGTTGGTTGAGATTGCTGAACAATGTGCTGTAGTTTGGTGATGACTTCAACTAACATATCATTACCTTGCTTGCTATAGAATTTAGGAGGATCATCAAAAAATGTTGACTCGGGAATTTTTAATGCTGTCGCAGCAGCAACAAGTCGTTCGTAATCATTGTTGGTGGTTCGGATGATACCCACATATGAACCGCGCAATTTTGGATACTTTGCGATAGACATACGATAGAAGTTGGCAGCAATTTGTTGTGCTTCAAGTATTGTGGTTTTCTTGTTGGGATCTTGTGATTCCTGAATACTATGTGCCTGCTGTTCAAAGTAGTTGCCAGCAAATACTGCTGCTTGTGCTGCTTCAGCATTCCAAGCAGACGAGTCATAGACACTCTTGAGTACATCAAGACAAGCAGCATCTTTTCGATAAAATAGTTGACGCCCGTAGTAGTACTTGCGGGTATGCGCGGCTGGATGCTCTACCGCATCCATACGCATCATCTCTAGAATCTTTTCGTTGTCATGGTTTTTGCCCACATCGTCAGGATGATCCACATTATGATCTATCACTACTTGAATACCCTTCTCTTCAGGAATCAAATGCTCATGGAAACGATACATCCATTTTGCTTTGCCGGGACGCCAGATACAGTTGCGAGGGAACTTGTGTCCAAACTTGGTGCGATGAAAAATGCTTACCACCCCGATCTGCGGGGGGACTCGCTGAAGTTTACACCGTAACTCTTTACCTTTATCTAGCACTTCATCTGCATCAAACATAGCAATCCAATTTGCTTTACCCGTATTGGCTAGTTCTACTGCTTTGTTTCGTGCATCAGAAAAAGAGTCTGGCCAGGCCATGGTGTGAACTTCGGCGCCCAGTTGAGTTGCAACTTCTATCGTACTATCGGTGCTACCCGTGTCAACAATCACCACACGATCCGCGAATCCATCTAGACTCTTCATCAGTCTAGGTAAATTTTCTGCTTCGTTCTTGGTGATAAACACAGCAACAATGTTGAAGTTACGCAAGTCATTGAGATATTTCTTAACCTGTTTTCCCCGTTCTATTCTACGCTTCTGTGTTTTGTTTTGCTTTCTACGCTCATGCTTCTTCATACCGATTCCTCATTTTTTCTTTATGTTGATCCCGATCCCACGAAATAGGATACTCTGCATTCTGATTAAATCAACCATCTACTCCATATGATCTTGTGATATTCGTCCACCACTTCAACAAATAAAAGTCCACGCTTAGGAGCAACGGGGATGCGCCGCGGGGCTATACCTGTTTCGGTTGGAGTTCGATTACTTTTCTTAGAGTTGCACTTTTTGCACGAAACTACAACATTCGTCCATTCGTGTTTGCCGCCGCGTGACTTGGGTATGACATGATCAATGGTGACACTCTCTCTACTTACATGACACCCGCAATACTGGCATTCACTATTATCTCTGCGAATAATGTTTCGTTTGCTAGGACGCGCCAGACTGAATGGAATGAACACATAGTTTACCAATACAAGCGCAGAAGGTAGGCGAAACACCCCCGAGCCTGTTTTAATCTCGTAACAATGCTCGTAGTTAAATGGAGAACGCGCCTTGCCTTGCATAAGCATAGCCACGGCGCGCCACCAATCAATAACTGAGATGACTTGTTCAGATGAGTTTAATAGAAGAACTTTCCTGTCTTCAGTTAGCGTGGCCATTCTTGATCTCCTCAATGACTTCATCGGGATCAAACTCTGCATAGAACTCATCAATGCGTTCTTTCAACTCGGGCACAAATCTTTTAGGAGACTCCACAAATGCTTGCTCTTCTCCCTCTGCACTTACCATCATAATCACGATCTGCGGTACGCGGGTGCCAGTAACTTCTTGGAACATGATGGAGTAAGCAGTTGCTTGCAAGAAATAATCATGGCATCCCTGTGTATCCTTCATGCGTTCAGCGGTCTTGAAGTCAATGATGCTGAGTTTTCCATCAAACTCAGCAACGCAGTCTGTTCTGCCTGCAAGTCGCATCATGTTGCTATAGAGGGGCACTTCTAGTCCCACCACATTGTTCACGAAACGATCAACCCTAGGCTTAATCTTCAAGAACATCTCTTCCAGTTGCGGTCTACCAAACAAAACCTGAATCGGATCACGATTTGAAAGGTAGTACTCCATAGTTAGGTGGAAGTTCTTACCGCGTTCAAGAATCATGCGACTCTTGTTTGCGTTATCTTCACGCCACTTTTTCCACTTGTCACGATCTCTCCACCCTGTAACCGTGGTCACAGATGGATACCACACCAGTTCTCCATCGGGGCCTGGAGTTTGGTAGAATCGCTTACCGTTCACAATCTGATCTTTGAGATTTGGCAACTCAATCAAGTTCTGGCAAAAGTTGCCAATGCTATACTTTGGCTGTGCTTCTTTATTCATCATGTAAATATACCACCATTTCTAACAAAGTCAACCGAATCTGTCTTTTAAACGCTGACGAGTTCCATCAAATCGTGGCGCCCGTTTGGCAATCTCTTTCATTCTGTCTCGGAATCCTTGATCCAAGTTACTATACCCTTGCGGATCCATGCGAGAGTCTACTGCCACATTTGGGCCTTCCCCCCACACAGTTTGTTCAATCTTGCCTGTATGCTTGCAAGCAGGACAAGGCGCCTTGCATGGCTTGGCATGATCTGCCATCTTCAGAAATTCTTCAAACTTGTGCCCGCAACTGTGGCACACATACTGATATATTGGCATGATTATTCTTTTGCGTATGGAGGTTTAACATCTATATGACCTTGGGTCATTAATGAACCTGCTGAGTGTTGTTGCGCTTTGTCTGAGTCAATCACAGGCATATCTCTCCGACCAGGCGCTCCGGCCGGAGGTCGCTTTGCTTTCAGCGCATTGAAACGCTTCTGCAATTCTTTCTCTCCGATCTTTTTTAGCCATGCTTCTGCTTTTGCTTTGTCATAGAACTTGGGTGAAATATACTTTCCTGTTTTGATGATGTCAATTATGTCTGCAAAAGAAGCATCATAAAGGCTGATGTCTCCTCCTGATGGCGCGCCTCTACGCTCATTACCAAGCGCATCTCCCAATGCTCTGAGTACAGGAACCAAGTCTCCGATACCTAAATCGGCTTTGATTCCACCAACCTTTGCACTTGGATTGGCAAGCATGGTTGCTGCCCAACGGTGGTGTCCGTCAAGAATAAAGTTGTCTTTGGATATGACTGCTTTCAAGTCTCCACCAGCCACTCCACCAACAGCCATACCAATCACCTTACCCATGAAGATTTCACTCTGCGTTGGCATTAACTGACTGGATGCAATGCTCACATTGGTTGTCTTGATCACATCATCTTTGGTGTTTCCATCTCTTTGTCCCTTGGTGAGAAACACCTTGGCGAGAGCAGAGGTAACAGGATTTGGAAACTGTGCAGGATCAATGATCTTTGTAGGAAGATCCTCCATGAGTTCAACTGCGTGTTCGATGAGTTTGCTAAGTATGCAATAGTCTTTAAAACTCTTCATGGGTTATCCTTTGGTATGCTTGAAGAACTCGATTTGTTGTAGGCGCTTCTTAGCCTTTTCTTCTGAACTATATGTACCGAAACTACGATCTCCGTCTTTGGAAACCACTTCGTACTTTCCATCCTCACGCCGCACAATTTTCTCTACCAGTTCTTCTGTTAGACGAATTGAATGAATGGCATTGATGATCGCTTTCCTTGATGGAGTTTCAGCATATGCCCATGTGACTCCACCAAGGCTACTTGTTTCAGGAACCACTTCTTTTTTGTTGCTCTTCAAAATGAACTCTGGCTTACCGAGAATAACCCGCTTCAAGATGATGACCACATCTTTTTCTTTGCTTTGATTGGCAGGATCAAACCCCATGGCGTCAATCTCTGCGGTCTTCTTCATGCTCATCAGTTTCTTGACTTCAGCAGCAGATTCGCCTGTGTCCGCTTTAAGTTTCTTCTCCAACGCCTTGCGATCCTTGTCGCTGATTACTGGTTTGGTAGCAATGACATTACCAAAACGATCCGACTTCCGCTTCAGGGAGTTCATTGCACCTGCAAAGAACCCTGGCATTTCATCGGGAGGAGCAACAGGTGCTTCGTTTATGGTTGGGTCTTTCATAGCGTCCTCGCTTTGCTATATGTAGCATCCAAAGAAAACCCACCCGTACCGAGGCACGAGTGGGCGGTAGCGAAATCCCTTATCGGGTAAGTCTTCCGACACACGGTGAGTAGCGTAATCCGCCCTGCACCGTTCCAACGACTGACTCTGTGAAGTAGTGTTGGGGGACGCTTTATTTATGTCAATCTTCCTATTGAGTGCAGAAAAATTTGAGAATGCGTAGACTTTGTAAAATGGCATAGTATTAGCAAATTCTATGCTTGATGTAGAGCGCATCTCCCCATCCGCGTCCAGTATCAACTATAGATTTTCTAGAAAATCCATGTGGAACTATTATTGATTCCAATTCGGAGATCAATCCGCATCCCAAATACAACTCTTCAAAGTTTACTTCCGTGTAAATGAAATCGCAATGT